TGTTCAACAATATTACAATACTGGTTATACATACTTAAAGTTTGTGATAGCAACTAAAGAAGATGCAGAAGAAGCAGAACAAGCAGTAAATGAATATAGTAAACGTGGCTTTAAAGGTCCTGTTTATCTTATGCCTTGCGGTGGTGTCCCCGAACTTTATAATCTTAATAATAGAACAGTTGCAGAATTAGCAATGAAAAAAGGCTGGCGATATAGTGACAGACTTCAAGTTCCATTGTTCAAAAATGAATGGGGAACTTGATGTTCGGTAGTAATTACAATAACTATAGAGTAAAATTAGGATATAATCCTAGGTCACTATCTGAAAGTCAATGGCACTTTTACAAAATAGCAACATGGACAAAAGATTTTGCATGGTTGCCACATCGTTGTATGCTTACTAAAAAAATTATTTGGTTGCAATTTGCCTATCAAGGCATTGCTGAGTATTATGGGCAGAGTGTTGATGTGGTATATGAATATCACTGGCATCGTTATGACGAACACATTATTTGGGAACTACAAAAATGATTGAAATGCGCTGGTTAATACAAGCTGGGTGGGACGGACCCGAACAAGTATTGCAATATAGACAAAATCGTGATATAATAGACTATAGCAGAAAAGATAGTAATGGTCATTTTGTTAAGACAACAGAAATGACAGATTGGGTTACAGTACCCACAGTAGACGAGGTATGGAATGCGGATATATAATAAACGAATTGGCTTCTTAGTTAGTTATCAAACACTTATACCTCACGGTGGGATTGGGCAATTTACAAAGAGTTTTATTGAACTAATGGATCAACATAATATCAAAGTTGATATCATTACTGACAAGGAACTAAATCCTGAGAATCAAGACTTCATCAACGAGCTAGGTCTAGGTAAGTTTCAGCCGCCTACAGTTATTACTCCTGTTAAGTCTCTACCATATACCACTCATAGCAATATCTTTATGTATGGTGATACCTTCAACTATGAGCGTATGGCTAACTTTCGTAATGCAATTATTGAAGCACTAGAGCATAACCTATATGATGTATTTGTTTGTAACACATACGAAACTGTACAAGTAGCAAGCACAATGGGACTTGAAGATTGTATTCAAATCATTGCTTACACTCATTTGGAAAGTCAAATCTTTAAGGATACAAAGAATCCATTCTTATACAATACCAATGTATTGATGAGACAGCAACTTAGTACTCCCGGTGTGTGTGTTGGTACACAAAGCAAATACAATTGGCTTAACCTAGATGAATCATCTTATCATTTACCTATTCCAATTACTGAAAGAGCCTTACTAGAAGAACATCACAAACCACGTGAAGGTGTATTGTTTATTGGTCGTTGGGAAGAGGGTAAGAATCCAGAATTGTTTTGTGACTTGATAGACAAAACAAAACTTCCAGCTAAAGTAATGACTAGTGCTAATGGTGCTAAGAAGTTTGAAGAACGATTAAAGAACATCGGTGTGCCTTATGAAATCAAAGTGGGTATCATTGGTCAAGAGAAAGTAGACTTCATTACAAGTGCAAGAGTTGCATTCAATCCTAGTATAGTTGAGAGTTATGGTATGGCTTTCTATGAACAGATTACACAACTACCCACATTCTGTTTAGAGAATCAACGATGGACTAATAACTTTAAAGGACAATTCTTTTTCGAAACTAATAAAAAGAACATGGCAGAAGATGTTAAGGGTGCATACGATACATTCTCAACTGCAAAAGAATGGTACGGTCACGGTTCATTACTACACACTATACAATTAGAAGAAAATGTATTTCATAAATGGAATGAATGCTTTAATGAGTTTGTACCAAAACAATCAAATAGTAACACAGCCAAAATACTAGAGAATACTACAGTTAAATACCGTGACTACATCAAAGACTTAGGTCGTAGTTTAATTTGCATTGATGACATTCGCAGTGTATTGACAAATAAACACAAGTATCGTATAATCTATACAGACAAGGAAACTTATCTAACTAAGGATCCTAGCTATGAACCAACAGAGGAGGAAGTAGGTTTTGACCTATTTAGTTTTACATGAAAAAAGTTTTAATCACAGGTAACTCAGGCTACATTGGTAGTCATCTTAGTAAATTATTGAATGACGAATACGAAGTCTATGGATTAGACAAAGTAGGTCCTCAATTCAAAGTTAAGAAACATTATAATCTTGATATCAAAAGTCAATTAAAGGTCAAGGAAGAGTTTGATGCTATCATTCACTTAGCCGCATTAGTTAATGTGGGTGAAAGTGAACTAGAACCCACAGACTATTACATGACCAATCTGTTTGGTACATTGAACATATTACAAAATATTAAGACAAAGAACTTTATCTTTGCGAGTACAGGTGCAGCCGAAAAGTGTGAAAGTGCTTATGGTGTGAGTAAACGGGCAACAGAAGATTGTATACGAGAATTCTGTCAAGTAAATAAAATTCCATACACAACATTTAGATTCTACAACGTAATTGGTAGCGATGGATTCAAACCAACTAATCCTGATGGACTAATGTATAATCTAATGCAAGCCCCTATAAAGGGTGACTTCACTATATTTGGTACAGATTACGATACGCTAGACGGAACCTGTATACGAGACTATGTTCATGTGAACGAGATTTGTCATGCATTGAAGTTGGCAATAGAAGAACCTAGCAACAGTTTAGAGAATTTGGGTCATGGGGTTGGGCATAGTGTCAAAGAAATGGTTCAAATCTTTGAATCCATAAATAACGTGAAATTCTTCACTTTATACGGTCCTAGGCGTCAGGGTGACATAGAAGTATCTGTTTTAGCAAATCCTTCAAAATATATGAAAAAACTCTATACAATTACGGAATTATTGACGGTTGACACATAATATGAACAGTGATATACTTAAGACTTCTACTACTTTACACAATATATATGACTATTAAACGCATTGGTTTTGCTTGCAAGTTTGCCGAAGTTAATCACAAGGGTGAAATCGTAAGTGTTGATGGATTTAACACCGGTGGCACTACACTTGCATGGGCAAAGCGCCAAACTCGGTCTGTAGCAGAGGACAAGATATTAGAGGTTGCACAGCGCAATATCACTAATACCCATAATTTAATCAAACGAGTTGGTTCACTTGACCCAAGTTTGCGTATGTTACGACTAACTAGCGATATGCTTAGTTTTTATACACATCCTGAATTCGTTGACTTTTGGAAGTCAAGTAACAATCAAAAGTTTCTTAGTGAACAGTTTGCACCCTTAGGTGAGACTGCACGTGCTAACAACGTGCGTCTTAGTATGCATCCCGATCAGTTTGTTGTGTTAGCAAGTGACAGAGAAGAAGTTGTAACTAACAGTATTAGGGAGTTTGAGTATCATGCAGATATGGCGAGATTTCTTGGATATGGCAAAACATTTCAAGATTTCAAAATCAATGTCCATATCAGTGGACGACAGGGTCCTGAAGGTATACGTAAAGCCTATACCAAACTCTCGCAAGAAGCACGTAATTGTATTACTATCGAAAACGAAGAAATTAGCTGGGGACTAGATGACTGCTTAGAGTTAGCAGACTTGTTACCCATTGTACTTGACATACATCATCATTGGATACACGCAGGAGAATACATTGAACACGATAGCGACTTGGTTAAAAAGGTTATTGATAGCTGGCGTGATCGCCGGCCTACTTTGCACTATTCCGTATCTCGGGAAGATGTACTTGTCAACCATGACAGACATATCGCACCCGATCATGGTACGCTAATAGCTGCCGGACACAATAAACAAAAACTACGTGCCCATAGTAATTACTATTGGAATGAGGCAGTCAATGATTGGGCATTGACATTCTATGACAACTTTGATATTATGTGCGAGTCAAAGGCTAAAAATCTTGCCAGCTTTAAATTATATGATACATACTTGAATAAGGTAAAGAACAATGTTAGACAAACTGAAGAACTTATTTGCGAAGAAGCCTGAGGTAAAGGCTGAACCAAAGACTAAAGAACCTAAACCAAAAAAGGTTGTTGAGTTAACACCTAAAGAAATAGCAACTCAAGCAGGTGAGCCCTATGTTGCTATTCTAAGCGTAGATGTTGATCCTAACAACATCAACAACGGTAGCTTTGAACTGGATTGGAACGACCGATTCCTAGTGAACCTAGTCAAAGCAGGTTACAAGAAAAAAGAAACTGATACAGACAATGATATCGTGGATCGCTGGTGGACGCAAGTTTGCCGAAATGTAGTACTTGAGACTTACGACCAATTCAGGGCAGATCCTACCAACCGTGAAGCGGACCTAATGCGTCCTACACTAAACCGCCGTGACTTAGGTGACGGCAGATCGGAGATAAGTTAATGAAAGCTACGTTAAAACATTTGAAATGCTCAATGCCTAACTGTAATAAAACAGTTGGTCAACATTCAAAAGCAAAAAATACAAACAAGCAAGTTTGTGGGTCACATAGAACTACAAGAAAACATCAAGTTGATAAATGGAAGTTAGACCAAGGTTGCGCCAACAATAATGGTCATTATGGATTTCCTTGTGTATCTAATACAATATTGCATCCTGCTCAATTGGATATTAATCACATCGATGGTAATAATGGAAATCGTGACGAAAAAAATATTGAGTGTTTGTGCAAGATGTGTCATACCTTAGTAACCATACGCAATGAACACCATCTACAACCTAGACCTGACCGCAGAGCCAAGATAGAAAACAATGGATTGTTTGACTTTGGTGATGCGGGGACGGTTAAGTTAACGGGTTAATTAATTAACTTCTCAATACTATTCTTAGACAAAAGTATTACATTTTTGTTTGACGGTAAACCCAATCGGTGCTATACTATGTACTTCTTTAACAGCTATGTGGAGCAATCATGGAACTTGCAAAAGTAAAATCAAAAAAGGCACCTATGACTAAAGTAACTGTCAAAAAACCCAGTGCCAAAAAAGCAAAGAAACAACTTATCAAAAATATTATGAATACACCTATAGATATTTTTGAAAATACTAATGCTGGATCAGCGGGTGAAGTTGTTGAACGTGCGGTCAATACATTAGATAAAAAACCCGGAGATCATGAGGCTAAGACACTACAAGAATTAGTCGATAATTTTATTGCTGATCCATTGAGTAACATTGCACAGCGTAATATTAAAAAAGAAGATTTGACAATTTCTTTTAAGAATTTGCCCTACTATCAAGAAATTTCACTACGTGACTTGATGAGTGCGATAGCAGTACAACGACCTGTTAATAACGGTCATATCAAAAAAATCATAGAAAAATATGATGAGAAAAAAGTTCAGTATGTTAATGTATTGAAAATTAAACACAAGAACAAATTTTATTACTATATCATCGACGGTCAACATACTGCGGTAACATACGGTGTGTTTGCTAAGTGGGGATACTTTGAATCAGATGGTATCACTGCTGATAATTGGCTTGATGTTAAAGTAAAATGCCAAGTAGTTGAGTTTCATAATTTTACATTTGCACGTGAACACTTCTTGGGTATCAACGGCGGTGATAAATTGAAACTTGTTTACTTTGACAAGTGGAAGAATTATGTATTGTCTAAACGACAAGACAACCCTAATACAATTACACAAGACTTGTATGAAGATGCTTACGCAAAACAAGTTATTATGGAAAGCTACGGTATTATTCCTGTGCATGAACAAGATGACGAAAACATTGATAAAGCAGGTGCATTTAATCGTGTTGAATTGTTGAAGAATTTATCAGATGAAGAAATGCATTGGTGGTGTCAAATTCATCAATGGAATTGGGATGACCGTTCTGTCGATTCGTCTGAAGTATTACCCATGGTAAATTTGCGTAGTAAAATTAAAAGTACAAAGTCACTGAAGGATGCACAAACTAAAGAATTTGTAACTATACTGGGTAATATAATTCGTAATATTTCCGGATCACCTGCCGAGTTCCGTCGTCTGGCTGAATCAACTTATACTAAATGGTATAAGACCGCAAACCCCGGTGAGAAGGTGCCCGGCAGTACACCACCAGATGCGTCATTGGCATTATTGTTGCAAATTTACTATCAACACGGTGGTACATTCAAAAATATTTCTAAGAATTTTTTAGAAGATTATAATGACAATGATTACACTCTGTTTCATGCACTCCCTCAAGAAACACAAAACTTGATTTCAGCATGACACAAGGTCTTTATGTTGCATTCGTGCAAAATAAAGATGAATTTTCAAAGCCAGGGATTACTGAGGACTTAAGTTCTCGCATCCCCGGCTATGAAAAGGGTGGCAACAAAGTCACTATTCCTTTTTTATGCATTGCACGTCCCGGACTTGATGGATTGATTCGTACTCTAGAGGATGACGGAAAGGTGTATTTCAAAAAACATTTTTCTAAATTCAATGGATACAATCGTACTGAATACATCAACATCAAAGACACAGGTATTACTGTTGATGTCCTAGAAGAATACTATCGTAAAAAAATTGCAAAGATTCCGGGCATCTTTATTGTGAAGAAAGAGTATTTACCCATTACCCGAGATACACCCAATTTGAAAGATTTTATGAAAAATGCATTAAAGTACCCAGAAAAATACCTTGAAGGCTTTTAACTTTGACAGTAAATCACAAACCTGATAGAATATACACATGACACACAAATACGCACTCATCGATACAGCAAACACTTTCTTTCGGGCAAGACATGTGGCTAGTCGCAACTCTACACTAGAAGAAAAAATCGGGATGGCCTTGCACTTAACACTTGCTAGTGTTAATCAAGCAGTAAAACGATATGGAATTGACCATACGGTCTTTTGTCTCGAAGGTAAATCGTGGAGGAAGGCCGTATATGGTCCGTATAAAAAGAACCGCATAGTTGATGCAATGTCAGTTACTGAGGCTGAGGTCGAGGAAAACGCCATGTTTTGGGACACATATTCTAAGTTTACCCAATACATTACAGAAAAGACCAATGTAAGTGTACTCAGGCATCCCGAAGCTGAGGCTGATGATATGATTGCAAGATTCATCGCATTGCATCCAGATGACAACCACTACATAATTTCAACAGATACGGATTTTGACCAATTAATCACTGACAAAGTTTCAAGATATTCAGGTGTCGCAAATGAACTAGTCACAATCAACGGAGTTTTTAAAGATAATGGTAAACCGGTAATAGATAAGAAAACTAAACAACCCAAACTATTAGAAGATCCCGAGTACATATTATTTTTGAAGTGCGTCAGAGGAGACGCATCTGACAATGTATTCACAGCATATCCCCGAGCACCCGAAAAAGGTTCTAAGAATCGTGTAGGTATTCGTGAAGCGTTTGAGGATCGAAAAAAACAGGGCTACAAATTCAACAATTTTATGCTCCAGCGTTGGATGGACCATAATAATGAAGAACAGCTTGTACGAGATTGTTATCAAAGAAATAAAATGCTGATTGACCTTACAGCGCAACCTGATAATATAAAACAAGCAATTGACAATTCTATTCGTAAAGATGTGCGTAGAGTAATAACCCCTAGCGTGGGAGTACACTTTCTAAAACTCTGTGGTAGGTATGATTTGCAGAAGATTAGCGAACAAGCGGACACCTATGCACGGTGGTTGAACGCACCATACACAGGTAAGCTTGAGGAAACAGTAAATGTCTGACACTCTTTCATTGTATCCAAAAATTGTTGATTACTATTATGACAACATTCATTGGGAATCTGATTTGTCAATCAACGAATGGTTAACAAAAGAATATGGTGCATTTTACAATAGATATAGTAAAACATTTTCTTTTCAGTCAGATGCAAAGAAGGCATGGTTCTTACTGAGGTTTGCATGAATAAACCCAATTTAGAACATGATTTGTTGCATTGTGATTGGATTGTTTCAAAAGCAAAAGTTAATAAATCCTATGCACAAAACATATATGCAGCCTTGTGTAACACAGAATGGCAAAAGCGTGAGATTTGGCCTATTCTAAAAGAAGAAACTTGGGCTTGTACTTGGCGTTATGCAGGTGGACTTGTAGCAAAAATTCTCGAAGAAGGTGATTATTTGGATTGGTACTGTTCTGGTATTAGAGATGAAGGAGAAGGATATGCACCCGAAGGTGTAATAACTGAGGAGATTGAAGAAGATTTTTTGAAACTTGGCTGGGTAGATGTTCCATACGAAAATGAGGTAGATTAAAATGAATGATGATGAAGATTTCAACCAATACCAATTAAATATTAAAGGGCTAGATTGTTT